ATGTCTGAAGTTATAGAACGAGAAATTAATAAAATAATAAATATTGCTAAAAGAAAAAATGTTGTATTAACAAAACCGCAAGCTTTTGATTATTTAATTTGTTCTGTTATGTGTTATAATTCCTTGCAGTATGAAGAAAAATAGTATGATTTGTTTAATGACAGTATAGATGGATGAGGGCATCAAAAGTTTTAAAGATAGTACAGCATATACAAGCCTGACAATAGAGCAACTTGATGTTATAAGCAATTCAACATTATTACTTATAGCATTATCGGGAGTTGTTTATCGTATTATAAATGGCGATGTGAATATAAATAGTGAAACACTTAATTTGGGAACTGATGAATTTAAATACGGGCGGTTTATTTCTCATTACAAAGAGGATGATATTAAGACGAAAATAGAAAAATATATTTATGAGTTGGTTGAATTTGTAACTGACGAATATACATATAAGGTACAAATAGGCGAAACAACCAGTATCAGTAATTTTTTAAAGAAAGATACAACGTATACGAAGTTATTAAGTAAATATATTGACTCTTTAAAAAAGAGAGATAACTTAAAAAATTTAATTGAGTATTACGGAGCTTTATTCAAACGTTAATATTCGGAAAAAGTAAGGGTAAGATAGGATAAGATTATTTGGGGGGTAGAGGGTCTATATGATTGGGTATGGAAGCAATTTGCCGGCGGCGGCACTACCCTTGTAGAAGCCAAATTGCTTAATAGAAATATAATCGGCGTAGATGTTAATGAAACGGCCTTGGCAAGGTGCCGAGAAAAAATAAATTTTGAGCACAGCGGTGCGAACGGCAAGGTGTATCTTTATAAGGGGGATGCCCGTACGTTGGATTTTATTAAGGATAACAGTATCGACCTTATTTGTACGCATCCTCCTTATGCCGATATTATTAAGTACAGTGAAGATATTGAAGCGGATTTGTCGCATTTAAAAGTGAAAGATTTTCTTATCGCCATGCGTGACGTGGCTGTCGAAAGTTACCGCGTTTTAAAAAAAGATAAGTTTTGTGCCGTCCTTATGGGTGATACTCGGCAAAAGGGGCATATGATCCCCATGTCCTTTGAGGTTATGAAACTATTTCAGAGCGCCGGATTTAAGCTTAAGGAATTGGTAATCAAAGAGCAGCATAATTGTAAAGCAACGGGGTATTGGAAAACCAATAGTGTGAAATATAATTTTTTGCTCATTGCACACGAATATTTGTTTATATTTAGGAAGTAAAAGGAGGTGATACCCGCATATAGGCAAAGAAGATTTCCTATACCGCCATAACGCGATGTAGCGGCAGGACCGCTTTATGGTTGACTTGACGGTGTATAGGACATTTGCTATAATGTACACATTGTGGAAAGGTGTCCGAGTGGTTTAAGGAGCTAGTCTTGAAAACTAGTGATGCGGCAACGCACCGTGGGTTCGAATCCCACCCTTTCCGCCATATTTCCTTATGGTTAAGAAAATAAATTCACATGAGTCCACGTAAGATTATCACTGAATCATTGAAGAATGGCCATCGTCTTATAAAATCATATAAGTTCGTATGTTTGCCCTATATCTGCCCTATTTAAAAATGCAATAGGGCAGAAAAATGTATTCAATTAGACGGGGCATTTTCTCAGTTGTATGGCGCAGTTCAATTGGTTCAAACCGGTTCAAACCGGTTCAAATTTTAATATAAAAAAAGGGCTATCGTATTTGATAGCCCTTTTTTTATGCTTTCTGTATGGTATCCAGTGCCTTTATAATTACTTTATCCATATTGTTTGTAACATGAGTGTATACCGCTAATGTTGTTTTCGGTTCATTATGCCCGACACGAGCCATGATTGCTTTAAGCGGCACATTTTGTTCTGCCAGCATACTAATATGAGTATGCCTGAATGTGTGTGTGCTTATAGGCTTGGAAAAATTAATTTTCTTTAGTAGCTTGTTTATATTTTGAACGCTATAAGGATGGCCGCCGCTCGTGGTGAATACATAAGCAGTATCAGGATAAGTAAACGGTGATAATTGAGCGGCACGATTGGCCCGAATAAATGACTCTATAATTTCTACCGCCCGGGCGTTTAAATAAATTTTACGAACAGAGTATATATTTTTAGGCGGTATTCTTGCCTCGGGGTCTTTCGTAGATTTAGTCCATGACAATGTAGCATTAATATCAAGCATAGAGTTTTTTCTGTCATAGTCTTTGAATCGGATAGCCGCCAACTCACCTATACGCAGTCCTGTAAGCGATTGAAATTCACAGATAAGACTAATGGCGGGGTTGAGTTGATAAAGAAGGGTTAGCACCTTTTTCAGTTCATCATGGTCTAAATATTTAGCGGCGGCTTTTTTTATGTCATCTGTTGTTGTAGGTTTTTTTCTTATTTCTACATCATCTAAAAAATCAATATCCTTGATATATTTCATACGCTTGCTATACTTAAATACCATGCAGATAAACCCGAATATCATTTTGGTATAGCTGAAGGAATGCGTTTTATAAAAATTTGATATGGTAGATTGCAGTACAGATACGGTAAAGCCGGAAAGCAGAATATCTTCACCGAATAACTCTAACACCTTTTTGAGCGAAAGTTTTTTACGAATCGTGGTATTATCTTTTTCAAAGGGTTTATTCTGATCAATAAATTCATTGGCCGCAACACTAAAAGGTTTATCGGCGTACATGGCATTATTAGTGAGTTGATTAATTTTATTTTGAAGTACCATAGAGGCTTGCTTAAAAGCTTGACGGGATTTAGAATTGAACGAAACACTTACCCGCCGCTGTTTCCCTGTCAATGGGCAATGATAGCGTTCATAAAAGACATACCGTTTCACATTATTTTTAGTAGTTTTTTCTTCTACCCACATAATCAATCACGCTCCTTTGTGGTATAATACATACAGGTGGGGAGGCTTTCGCCTCCGCCTGTACTTAAGTCCCTATTTTTTAGATTTCTTGGAGGATTTCTTCTTAGGGGCTTTTTTCTTTTTGCTATCGTAGTGTAGGTAAATCATTACTAGCCATCCGATGAACCACTCAGAGTAAACTAAAATATGAAGTGTGAAATGTAAAATATGAAGTGTGAAATGTAAAATATGAATTGTGAATTGTGAATTCTTTTGCAATAGGACTGTTTTGTAGGAGCATAGCAACATTTAAGAAACTACGAAAGCTGAATATAGCTAGGTTTCTGCTTGTCTGACCGACATTTATGTCGGTCAGTTTATATGAGGACAACTCTTCACCTGTTAATTTTTTATGTATATTGGACTATTAAGAAATATAGGCCAATATAATGGGATATATTGGACTATAAAAAAATATAGTCTAAAAAATATTAAAATATTAGACTTAACTATCTATAATACTCAATAAAGTCAATGGAAAAGGGTAAAATTTGTAGACAAAAATAATATTTTGGTGTATTTTATAGTAAAGTTGACTTGTGAAGGAGCAAGGCTGGGTTCCCGAATGGGAGTAGGATAGAATCTTAGAATTCCCAAGCCCCTAGGGTCAGCTTATTTTTTTTAATGAATTTCGTAGTCCTTGAATGATATGTTCGGGGGCTTTTTTTATTTCTTCCTTTATGAGAATTGTGAAAATCTCAAGCTTACAATTGATAGAATGAGTTTCATATAGTACGTTGTAATCCAGCCCCAATATCTACCATTTTGTTGATGTCAACAAATTCGAAGCAACCCGCGTGATGACTGGCTTTTCTCAACAAAAGACCCATCCTGGTGCGCTGTAGTCGTTAAACCCTGAAGCGTGGATGGGTACTGGTACCCTTATTATATCACGCTGTGCAAGGATCGTTATTTTCCTGGCGTCAGGAAAATAGGGGATATACATCAGTTGACGGCGATATATACTATTCCAAGCCCATTTGCGTTTTGCTGTCTACGGTACCATCTCCGCCGAAGGTGATAACAATATTAGCGCCACCTAAATTCATCCAAGTATAAAGAGATGATTGCACGCCCATAATTTCTGTTTGTGTAGATAAGCGACCTTCACTTCCTAGAATTTGTTTTACTTGATCATAAGTCATGCCTGCCTGAATTTGATTGAATTGGTCAAGAGTAATCTTGCTTCCACTTGGTTTTAAGAAGGAAAGGCTGGCAATAGATTTGCTATTAAGAGACCCGTTTTGGAACATTAACGTCATGTGCGCATTATCAACCACAAAGTCATAGGATTGTGTTTTTATATCCGCAATCACATTTTCGTGTGTCAGTGTACCTTCTACGCCAAGTGCATTTTTTACTTGTTCATAAGAAGAGCCCATAGGTAGATTTACGAATTTATCGTAAGCTACTTCCGATTTTGATGGAGCTTTTGCTTCTTGGCTCTGCGATGTACTAGGTTTTGATTCTGTATTTTGGTTAGAATCGTGACCACAGGCGTAGGATAAACCGATAAATACAACAACAGCTAATAAGAGTCCTTTTTTCTTAGTCATTTTTAAAATCTCCCTTTTAAAAAATATATACTAATGCCAAATGGCGTAAGTTAACAGATTTTAGGAACTATAAACTCAACGATCTCTCTCGCCACTTTAGCCGCTTGCTCGCTAGCAAAGTTGATATTGTTTTCGTCATTTGTACGGTCAAAGCCATGTATAGATGTGTTCTCATGGCCATAAGTAGCAAATTCTAAAAAGCCAGTAGTAACACCGGTAGATTTAACTTGAATAGCTAAAATGTTCTTAATTGGTATTATTTTGTAAGTGCGATTCCCTAAGTTTAATAGACCGCCTTTGGTGCAATCAATAACAACACATTTATCGTAAACAAATAAATTAACCCCAATTCCATCTAAATGATATAGGTGCTCACCCATAAAGTCTTTTGTCGGACTTTCAATAACTTTCTTTTCACTGTTGAAAAATCCCATAATACTAACCTCCTTGTATTAAACCCTTTTATATCCCAAAAATACTACTGGACTTACAAGCAATTTTAGATTTCTTAACTACTTAAAAAATACGCCATTCACTTAATTTTTCATACTTCGAGACTTGAACGGATAGTTTATATTAAAACGGCCTACGCAGTTCAACAACTTTACCGATGATGGTGACGGGAAGGTCTTGAATTTCTTGATTTGAATAAAACCGTGGGGGATATACAGCTACGTTATAACCGATTAAGGTTATGCCGGACGTGGCTTTTTTTATTTTCCCAACTCCTTCCCAATCTTCCCCAAAAATTCTCCCAACTGATTTCTTAGATTTCTTGTGAGGGGCTTTTTAATTGTGGATAATGTTTTGTTGGCGTCCGCAAAAGGAAAGCTGCTATCACTCGGCAACAAGTTTAATGGATTCTCTGTATTCTTCAGCCTTTGGAATTTCTACAAAGTTTACGGCTTTATCGTATTTTTCTTTGACTAAATTTTCGATATCAGTCAATTTTACTTTAAAGAATTCTTTACGATGATTTACTTTGTTGACCTCTAAATCTCTGAATTCCTGATGCAATAAAGCTTCAAGGGCGGGCGCATCGTCTGAAAAAATAAGTGCATGCACATCAAATTCAAATGGTACAGATGCGCTACTTAATTCTCTGATTCGATCTAAAGGCTCTAAACGGCGTGTCATGCCAATTTTATAGATATTTTCACCGAAAGATCCGATGTTTGAAATAATATATACATAACCGGCTTTTGCATTTGCTTTACGTTGTTCTATATTTTCTTTTTCCTTGGAGAGCTGAGCCAGCTTTTCGTTGAGTTCTTTTATCTTATCAATATACAGCTGTTTCTCTGCTTCTAATGAGCTGTTCTGTAGGTACTTCATCGTTCTTTCAATTTCATGCTTGAACTGGCTTTCATCTTTTTCAATTTTCTTTTTAGCCATTTCCATTTCATGACGTACTTTTTCCTCTTCCCGTAATTGTTCTTTTTGCACCTGCAAGAGCTCTTTTTCTTCTTGTAGTTTCTTTTGGTATGCATAGAAACAGCTCATCCTGGATAGTTTTAATTTCAGGAATTCTTTTGTGATCTGGACATTATCTACTGCAAATAGCTTATTATGAGCCTCAAAAGAGCGAGTGATTTTCTTCCGAATACTATCAAGATTGCGAATCGTTACGTCTCTGATTAAGCTTTCTGTTTCCGTATTAAAACTTCTGAGCAGCTGACTTTTTTGCTTCCGTAAATTGCTCTTAGTCATGTCTTCAGATCCAGAAGTAGATATAATGGCTTCATCGTCCTTTTGCAATTCCTGTTCTTCTGTCGATAAGAGTGAAAGTTGATTTTTTATTTCTGCAGAAGGGATCTGGTCATATATAGCGGTATCGGTCTCCGGTGTAGTCAAAACTTCATTAACTGATTTTTGAATTTCCTCCAAGACCAACTGTTCTTGCTTTGTTTCTGATTGAAGCTGGTTTGAGAGAATCAAATAACGTTTTTTCAGTTCCTTTTCTTTTTCATCGTAATCCTGCTCTAACTGAGTATATTTCCCCTGATAAGAATCAACTCGTTTGGCATATTCAGACTGAAGCATTGCTAAACGTTTGGTTTGTTCTTCAATTTTATCCTGAATATTTCCGAGCTCTATTAGCTCAGTAATTTCTACTGTATGCCATTTCTTTTGTCGCAGGTAAACTAATATGAGAGCAATTATAAATGGGATGCCATACATAATGGAACAAGAGCTTAATAGAACTAAAAACAGAGGGCTAAAGTAAAATGGAGCATTCTTAAAATATTTTAATTTAGTAGACATAAACTAATTTCTCCTCCTAAAAAATACTTGCGCAAATATTTATGACTTCTTTTGATGGGTTTTTAAAACTTGGCTCTCAGTTCAACTACCCTCCCCAAGATTTTAACAGGTAAATTAGCGATTTCTTCATTGGAATAATAATGGGGTTCATAGACACTGGTGTTTGTTGCAATTAAGGTAATTCCAGACGCTTGCTTTCTGATTCGTTTCACTGTAGCATCGTTTCCATTAACTAATACAATTGCAATATCTCCACTATCAACATCATCCTGCCTTTTTACAATAACAACATCACCTTCGACCATTCGTGGCTCCATTGATGCTCCATGAATCTTTAATGCAAAGAATTCTCCAGTTTTTGCAAGCTCAGGAGTGATTTCTTCATAATCCAAAATCTCTTGGATGGCTTCAATGGGGACGCCAGCGGCTACGTTTCCTAAAACTGGAATCCGCACACCCTTGCTCTTTTTGAGCCTAGGATTCATAAATTCTTGCTCTAAATCTAAATAATATAAATCATCGAGAGAGACATTATATAAATTTGCTAATTTGCTGGCAATATCTATGGAAGGATCAGAAACACCCGATTCCCATTTCTGGACTGTAGTAAAAGATTTTTTTCCAGTAAATTCTGCGATATAGTCTTGTGAAAATCCATGTTTAAGACGTAAATATTTTAGATTCTTAGCTATCATTTCAGGGACACCCCTAACCATTTTTAAATAATAATTCACAATTACAGATTAACATATATTTGATTTTATTTCAAGTACACCCTATTGAAACTCAAAAAAACTTGAAAAAAAATAAAGCTGACTATTGACGCTTGAAAAATAATCAAGTAAAATATAGACGAAATCAAGAGGGGAGGTGGTAACATGAAATATACATTGAAAGAGTTGCGGGCAAGAAAAAATGAAACGCAAGCTGATACAGCAAGAGCTGTTGGCGTCTCCAAAACAACGTATAATGCCTGGGAAAAAGATTTGTCGAATGTATCAATAAGAAAGGTCGCAGCACTTTGCGAGCATTTTAATATCTCACTAAATGACATAGCTATTCCATGAGCTTATTTTTTTGCAATTTAACTTGAAAATAAATCAAGTAAATAAAGGGGGGATAGCAATGAAAACTGACTGGGTACGCATTAAAGATATACCGAGTACATTCGGTATCGGAAAGACAAAGGCAAGTCAACTAATGCAAGAGATGAAGTCTTGCGGAAAATTTAAAGGGGGAGTTGATTATAGGGATATATCGCCGAAAATGAAATTTGTCAACGCAAAATCGTTTGACAGATTTTTAAACTCAAAACATTTGGCGTGGTTGAAAGAATCGTAAAGAGAGGAGTAAAAAACAATGGAAAAATTTAAGAAACTAATAATCACTATTAGGCAAGCTTTATGCAAGCATAAAGAAACAGAAAAAGTAGTACAAGATTCAGTATTTAAAAGAATAAGTGGCGAAACCGTCTACATTCGTTGTAAAAAGTGCGGAAAAATTTTAGACAGTATCAGCTACGAATACGAGGGCTTCGGCTACAAATAAAGGCGGTAGAAAATGAAATATAAAGTAACAGCACTTTTAGACTTTACGGAAGACGTGTTAGAACTTGACGACGGTCTAACAGAAGAGGAAGTAGAAAATGAGTTATACGAATATGTAAGTAGCTTTTTCGATTGGAACTACAGGAAAGTAGAAGAAGACTAACAAGGAGGAAAAAAATGAAAGAAAATGAATTGAAAGATGCGGCACTAGATACAAAAGATTTTCTTACTGACGATTTAAAGGAAGACCTGTATATGGAATTAAATGAAAGATATAAAGATTTAATTGGCAATCTTTTGCAGTATGTCGCTGATATGTTGAAACTGCAGATAGACGAAAAAGGCGGCATTACAGGCAAAGGCTATGAATTAGCACGATTTCTTACGCTAATGAATGTGGCTTGCGACTGCGAAATAAAAGCGTTGAAAAACTTCAAGCGGAAACTAGAGCGCGATATTAAAAGGATAACCTCTAAAGCAGCCGATGCCGATGAGGATTTAAATAGAAAATTATCTTGAAGGAGTGATGACCAATGGCAGAGTATGAAAGGGCTGTAGGGCGTGAACTGGCGAAAGAAATAAGGGAAGAAGTCGTCGCTAAAACTAGGGCTTTTGCGGGCGATCTTATGCGCTATGTGGCGGATAAATTAGGCGCGCCGTGCGATGAAAACGGGAATATCCATTGCGACAGCCAAAAAGCGTCGCGTTTTCTCCATGCGATGTTTTGCATTAGTGAAGATGCAATCGAATGGGCCACGAATCTGAAAGAATGGGCTTATGCGGAGGCTGAAAAGGCAGGTCTGTTTTTGCTATGCGAAGAGCTGAAGCCATTCCCTAATTTAAAAGCACAAAAAAGGAGCGATGATAAATGAATGTACTGAAAAGCGAAATGGGGACACAGTTGACGGCGATGACGCTGGAAGAAATGGAGATGTTGAAAAAGAAAGCGGCGTTAGAGCGGCTGGAAGTGGCCATTAATACCTTTGACGATGAGGCGTGCTTTTTGAAGCTTTCGGGGGACGGGAATACCGTAGCCATTCAATTTATAGGCGGCGGAATCAAAACCGTTAATGTCCGCGGCGATAGCGGAATTGCAATGTTATGTGACGTTTTAGAACAAGGCTTTTTTGAGTAATGGAGTGATAGCAAAAAAGCGGAGTAACGATAGACAAAGCGGAGTAACGATAGGCAAGTGAGAGAGAAAACAGAAAAGGAGCAAAAAAAATGACAGATGACAAATTAAAAGAAAAGCTTTTAAAAAGTACATTGCCACAAGAGATGGCAAAGAAAATGGAAGAGTTCGTAAAAGAGATATTCCACAAAGACGCACAATATGTCGCCGATATTTTAGAAATTCCGATAGATGAAAAACACGATATGACATGCACCGAAAAGAAAAAATCTCTCGCATTAATGTATGGGTTTTTGACTTGTCAAATACAGATGATGGAAAAGCTTAAAGCCACCATGTTAGCCCAAATCAAAAACGAAAACAGCAGTCTTGCAGAAAAATTAAGCAATTTGAAATTACATTGAAGGAGCGATGATAAATGGAAATAAAGACTTACGACATCCCCGACTGGGTAACGCCGCAATCTTACGACGACAATAAGCGGTATGTACGCAAGACGTACCAATACATTCCCGACTGGGTAAATGCGGCGTATGACAGGAATCACTATGGGATTTTACCCAAGCTACGCATTGTCGGCGAATGGTTGGGCTTACTGGGATTATGCTTATTGTTGTGCATGGGGATTTAGCGCTTATGAAATCTATCAAACTGAATTATGTGGAAACACGCGATGTGTCGGATTTTAAAATTGAAGTGACGGATACGGGAACGCGGTTGAAAAAATTAATGCGAATTACCGGCGTGATAGAATCGGACATGAAAAAAGCGAGTGTTTGCACCACCAAACACTCGCACAAAAAATAAAAAAGCTTACCTCCAGTATATCATATGGGGGAGAAAAGAGGAACTGTATGAAAGATGTAAAACTTATTATGACGGTTGAGCAGATGAAAGATCGTGACGCATGGTTACGATTGCGTACTCTCGGCATCGGCGGTAGCGATGCGGGAATTATTGCCGGTCTTAATCGATGGAAGTCGCCGTTTCAGTTATGGCTGGAAAAAACGGGGCAGGAAGAGCCGAAAGAATTGGAAAATAATGAATATATTTACTGGGGGAGAGTGTTGGAATCGGCTGTTGCCCAACGGTTTATGGAAGAGACCGGAAAGCAGGTTCGCAAGCAGGGGATGCTGCAGAATAAAACGTATCCGTGGATGTTGGCCAATGTGGATCGAATGATTGTCGGCGAAGATGCCGGCTTGGAGTGCAAAACGACCAACAGTTTTGCCGGCAAAGAGTGGGATGGCGATACATTACCTGATGCATACTATGTGCAGTGCCACCATTATATGATGGTAACGGGAACATCACGGTGGTACATTGCCTGCTTAATTGGCGGCAATCATTATGTGCAAAAGACGATAGAACGCAATGAAGAGGATATACGAGCGTTATTTGCACTGGAGCAGAAGTTTTGGATAGAAAATGTGCAACAAAATAAAATGCCGCCGGTGGATGGCAGTACCGATTGCCGTACCGCGTTACAGCAGCGGTTTTCACAAACGAACGGGGATGCGGTGACACCGTTGTCGGAAAAAGTCGCACAACTGGTTACGGAACTGCAAGCTTTTAAAGACGGCGAGAAAAAAACCAAAGAACAAATAAAAAAACTGGAAAATCAAATATGCGTTGCGTTGGGATCGTACGAAATCGGCGAACTGCCCGACGGGCATAAAATATCTTGGAAAACACAAGCCGGGCGCACTACTATGGACAGTAAAAAGTTAAAAGAAGAGCTGCCCGATGTGTATAAAAAATATAGCAAAATCGGCAAGCCTATAAGAGTGTTACGAGTATAAGGAGGAATGCGAAATGGCAACGACAAAAGGCGGCGTTATTGCTACGGCGCAAAAAGCGCAAGAGCAAGACGCGCAAAATAAAAAGAAAATGCAAGCATTAATTACGTCGATGAAACCGCAAATTGAAGCGGCCTTGCCGTCAGTTTTGACGGGTGAACGCTTTAGTCGCATGATTTTATCGGCCATGAGTACTACGCCGCAATTGGCGGCATGCACGCCGAAAAGCTTTTTAGGGGCAATGATGCAGGCGGCACAGCTGGGAGTGGAACCGAATACGCCGCTCGGGCAAGCGTATTTAATTCCGTTCAGAAATAAAGGTGTGCTGGAGTGCCAATTTCAGCTTGGCTATAAAGGCTTGATTGATTTGGCGTATCGTAGCGGCGCGGTAAAAGATATACAGGCGCACGAAGTGTATGAAAACGATACATTTGAGTATGAATTGGGCCTGACGCCGATCTTGAAGCATAAGCCGGCAATGAAAAATCGCGGGGAGGTGATTGCTTACTATGCGATTTATCATACTAAAGATGGGGGGTATGGTTTTGAAGTGATGAGTAAAGAGGACATACAAAAGCATGCGGAAGGCTATAGCCAGTCGCATAAGTCTACCTATAGTCCGTGGACAAACAACTTTGACGAAATGGCCAAAAAAACAGTGATAAAAAAATGCTTGAAATACGCGCCGCTTAAAACGGAATTTATACGGCAATTGGCTGCGGATAACACGATAAAAACCGAACTGGCGGAGCATATGGCGGAGGTAAACGATGTTACGGAATATACCGACATAGAAGTAACCGCCACTCCGGTAGAAGCGGAAGCGGAGCCCGTTCCTTTGGAAAACTCGGCACCGACTGACTGGTTTGAAGACAAAAGTAAGAATTAAGGCAACCCGATAAGGAGGTAAGCCGATATGGCGAGACCGATAAAACAAGGCCTTGATTACTTTCCTTTGGATGTCGGATTTTTGCAGGACGTGAAAATACGTCGAATAATTAGAGCGTGCGGAATACAATCCATCCCGATACTAATCAGCCTGCTGTCTAATATCTATCGTAATGACGGGTATTATCTCTTGTGGGACTCAGATATGCCTTTTCTAATTGCTGACGAAGTTGGGGTTAGCGAGGGCGCAGTAATCGAGACTGTCGAGAAGGCGGTGCAGGTGGATTTCTTTAACGCTAATATGTACAAAAAATATAGCGTACTTACTTCTGTGGGTATTCAAAAGCGTTTTTTCGATGCCGTAACCCGCAGAAGTATAGTCCGTTACGACGCAAGATTTATGCTCATAAACATAAATGTATACAATAACTCGGTTAATGTATACAATAACCCCGTTAATGTCGACAATAATCCACAAAGTAAAGTAAAGAAAAGTAAAGTAAAGGAAAGTAAAGTAAAGAAATTAATTAGAGAGTTTGAATCAAAACCCAAACCAAACCCCGTGCAATCTGTAAAATGTTCCACCTGTAATAATTCAGGATGGATTGCTACTGTAGATGAAGAGGGATATGAAAAAATGATGCGTTGTCCGGAGTGCAGTAAAAGGAGACAGGATGATAAAAAATGAAGAGGGGTATGCGGATCCTACGTATGCCGGAATGGTGGAGAAATTGCGAGAGAAAAAAGCGCACGTTACAAGTATTGAATTTTTAGTAGAAGGGAAGCCCCAAGGAAAGGGGCGCCCCCGATTTAGTATGAAAACTAAAAGGGTATATACGCCGGTTACAACGAGGAGATACGAAAAGCAGATACGAGAAGCGTATAGTAAAGCCGGCGGGAAATTATTTCCGGAACAATGCTATATAAAGGTAACGGTGGATGCCTATTTCAAAATACCTAAGTCTTATACTAAAGGGAAGAGATTAGCGTGCGCATATAATATCAATCGTCCTGATAAAAAGCCTGATACAGATAATATCTTAAAAGTCGTTATGGATGCCTTAAATAAGGTGGCTTATAGCGATGACAGCAAAGTTGTTGAAGTGCGATGCAACAAATGGTATTACACAAGTGCGTCTTTTTTAAAGATACGTATTCAAGAAATAAAAAGATGATCGCAAAATAGCGAAAAAGGAGAAATGACAATGAATTCATTTTTTGTAATGGGAAACGCAGGAAAAGATGCGGAAACCAGAATGACAAAGACCGAAAAAAAGGTAACCAATTTTTCCCTTGCTGTATATGCAGGAACGAATAAACAAACGGGGGAAGTAAATCCGCCCGATTGGTTTAAAATAGTTGCGTTTGACTCCGATATAGCGGAAACGATTACGAAAGGAGATCGGGTTTTAGTGGTGGGGAAATTAAAAAACACGTGCTGGGAAAAAGATGGCGTTAAACATACGGGCGTAGAAGTATGGGCAAATACGGTTGCAAAGATAACCCGACCTATAAAAACAATGGTGAAACAGGACACGGCCAATGAATTTGAATTAATGGGAAATGCGGCGGAAGATTCGAATATTCCATTCTAATTAAAAAAATTGTACTTGGTTCAAACCGGTTCAAACCGGTTCAAACTAGTTAAAACCGGACTTATTGGACAAAAACCGGACTTTGGAACAGAAAAGGAGTATAAAATGGAGCGCGTATATATAGGCGGAAGCATTAGCAATAATCCGAATTACTTGCAGGCGTTTGAGCAAGCGGAAGTGAGACTGATGAAACAGGGGTATATGGTAGTAAATCCCGTGCGGAATAAAGGGCCGCACTACAAAGACTACATTGATCAAGGGTTGGAACAGCTGAAGACTTGCGATCGGTTATATTTGTTGACAGGATACGAACGGTCTGAAGGCGCTATGCTGGAATTGTTTTATGCAAAAACTGTAGGCATGCCTATTCAGTATGAAAAAATTGATCATCCACAGCATTATAATGTTCCCGGTCATAAAGAATGTATTGTGGAAATGATGGAGCTATATGGCGTGGATAAGGTAATAACCTTTTGTGAGCTGAATTCCTATAAGTATCGGTATCGGCACGAGTTAAAAGGCGGCGAAGAGGATTTGTTAAAGGCGGCATGGTACGAAAAGAAAAAAGAAGAATTGAGGCATAGAAAGGACAAGTAATGAAATGTATATCGGAAATGTTTGTGGAATCGGCCATGCATTATGCACCAAAAGAGAACAACAAAAAAAAGACCACTATGAAACTATGGTTGCATCAGGACTAAGTTGGACTATGACGTTGCTATTCATGGTACTACATGATAAATATAGGTTTGGCCGTAATCGTTTAAAAGCTGTTATGGATTTTTTTAACACGATAGATGCCGACGGTACACAGCCGCAAGGATTTGTCCTTTTATGGCGGGATATGTTGGACGCTAACGGATTTGAGCGTATGAAAACGGAATATTTGGCCGAAAAATTGCGACGGGCGTTATTGGATCGTGAAAGAGATAAGCGGTGTATTGTGCATACACAAGATATTATTGCCGGGGCAATGATTGTGACGGCATATTGCTTGTATACTGTTTATGGGTTTCGCAAGAAAAGATTGCATGATTTTCAAGCATATGTTTCTGATTTGGTGTATTTGGTGGCAAAAAAAGAAATCCCGATTTGGGATTTTATGGAATGCTTGTATAGAGAATGCGGCATAGAACAAGATATACTTACTGAATATAAGCGGATACATGGGCCAATTGTAATATGAAGAAAGGAACGTGCTTCCGGCATTAATACACACAGGGGGATAAAATGAGGATAATTACATTATATCCGCAAATGAGGTAAGGTACCGTTTCGATAGCAGGTATTTTTGACGAGTTAATTTTTAGGCCGGTTCAAAAGGTTGTGATTATCATAGAGGCAAAAGAACGATTAAAGCAGATAAAGAAGCTGGACACAAGGATAAAACAAAAAGAGCGGCAGTATTGGGAGCTATATTATGCCGCCATTGGGTTAGGCGCCATTCGGTATGATAAGGACCCCGTACAAGTGACTAAAACACCGGATCATATGGCGAATCAAATACATAAATACATCGAGATGGAACGAGAAATTTTAAAAGAGAAGGAACAGCTACTACGCTTAAAATCCGAAATTATACGTGAAATACATAAATTGACCGATGATAGATATATCAATGTGTTGTATAAACGCTATGTTGAGTTTAAGGACTATGATACAATCGCAACTGAGATGCACTATGCAGTGGGTTATGTAAAAACTTTACATCATAAAGCACTTTTGGCATTATCTTACTAA